TTAGGTAATCTATCCATAAATAATAAAAATGTTTTTAATATATAATAATATTCTACATCAATTTTAAAAAATAATAATCTAGTACAAGATTCAGATTCCAATATATTATATAACACTATTAAATGATTTAATATCAATCTTTCTTTTAAAATATCTCTAACATGATATCGATAAAATAATCGTTTGATATATTCAAATCGTTTCATATCATCACTAAACTCGTCCATAGTACAACAACTATAATTCACATACGACCTCATCTGATACATAACTACATTCTTACTTGTCAAAACTTCAAACATGATATTAACTAAAACCTACTTATCTTCGGACACAATCTTCTTTTTCTTAGATGGTTTAGGTTTCTTAACTGGTTCTGGTTTCTTTTCAACAACTTCATCAACCACTAAACCGCGTCTTGCAACCAATAATTCCTTAGTTCTTGGATGTCTCCAACCTTGTGGACTAGCTACCGCATCTTTGGCCCATCTTGGTGGCATTTGTTTTTCTACCGACATATCTTTTCTCCTATTTTATCTAATTCATTTAAGTTTTTTACCTTTGTAGACAATTCCACAAGATAACTATTATATTTATATAATTCCTCTGATATAATAAATTTATACAATTCATCCGGAGTCTGTTCAATAACACTATAACTATCTAAACAATCAAAGTACTCAGACAACATCAAACTATCATTTGCAATAAAATCATATATATCTTCACTGATTCCCATACCACTACGTACATCATTCATTAATGATTCTCCACCCTTAAATGATGTGGGAAGTCCTTTTTTAAAATTGTCATAATCATTTGCGGCTGCAGCCAATCGCATTTTTGATGCCGACATCCCAACCACTCCCTCTGCATCTGGATCACGTCTACCAGCAGATTTAACAGTAATAGTATTAAAATTATAATACCCATGTCTAGCCTTAACATCATTATACTTTTTCATTAATAATTCGAACTCATTAACCCTATCAGCACCAACCACCATAGTAACGTTTTTATATCCACCTTTATAAATATGAACTAATATATCAAAAACATTATTTATATTTTTATCAGTCATTATATTTGAAGAATGTTTTGGAAACATCTGTTTCACATATTTCAACTTGTCAGAAAAGGTTAATGGGTTTTTCTTAGAATCATGACTCTTTGATAAATACATTCTATATTCGCCAGTAGACACAGAAGATAATGCATCTAATAATTTACCATGACCTGTTGTTGGTGGATTCAATCTACCAAATGAAAAAGTAATTTCTTTATCCATTATCTCTATCCCCACCAGTTAATAACAAAATCTCATCAATCTGTTTTTTTATTATCACTTCACGATTTGGCCAATAAATATAATCTTTATCATCATTCTTCATTAAATTATATAATAATGGCATAATCATACGCTCAACTTTCAACAATTTATCCTCGACAACTTCTTTACTTATATCAATACTACTGGATTTATCTTCGTAAAGTTGTTTTGTAGATAATAACTCACGCAATACATCATTTTGTTTCTCCAAAAAAACATCCATCTTCTCTAATACATGTTTTACTTCCACATTAGTAGTATCTATCTTTTTTGAAACCTCGTCATTTGTTGATTTTATACTAACTAGTTCTTCTTCGTCTACTGCCGTAAATCCAAAATCTATCTCGTCGTATTTATATTCATTAACCATCTTAATTCCTACTTATTAAATATATATTTATCTTTTTCAACATATAGTTCTTCCATAAGTCCATCTACAATAATTTCCACATTCTCAATATTACTAGATTCTATAGTTTCAGACCTACAAGTAAACCATCGTTTTAATTCATATAATATCAGACGTTCTATATACAGAACGTCCTTCTTTTCAATGTCAAGTTCATAAATTTTATAATAACTCAAAGTTGGATCACTCGTTCTATAAGACTTAATACGTTGATCTGTATTCTTAGTGATGCCAACCTTGATTCTGTTATCATGTATTTTTATTATATAATAATAATACATTACTCCAATGGACTTTCAATACTTTCAATACGACTTTCAAGAAACATCTTGCGATTACGTTGCAACATATCCCACTTTTCATCCATTTCCATCTTAGATCCACCATCATATGGCACAGCAAATCCTTCCATAACAAGAGTATCATTAATACTTCTATCATCAGATTCTGTTATAAACAACTCACCTAGTACTCTACCATACTTACCAACACCATGAGATTTTATGATAAACTCACCATCATTCTCATCTATTATCTCATATAAACGATGTTTGGCTGCTATCCCCAATTCCTTTTCTTCAAGAAACTTCGTCCTTGACTCTGCCGTATCAATAAACATTAATCTAATTCGTTTTGTAACCGATACATCAAATCCCAAATCAATATAAGCATCTAATGTATCACCGTCAACAATACGTTTTAAAATGGCATTATAAGTATACACTATTCTTCCTCATCTGTAGTATCAACTTCTTCAAGAGTACCATCCAAATAATGCATATACGTACCAATAATATATTTATCATTAGATTTTGGAACATCACCTACATGTGGGTGTGTCCAAAATGGAGGAAATATTGCAATAGTACCTTTCTTGGGTTTAATATTAATACCATATTCAGGAAATATAGTTTCACCACCTTCCTCAACATCATTTAAATATAAAAATATAACCAAAAACCTTCTTGCAGATGGGTGATCACCAACATCCACATGATAATTGAAAAAATCTTCCTTTTCTGTACTATATTTTTTAATTCTAATCTCTTCGCAAGCAGCATTTCTAGGGAAAAATGATATATTATAAAATCTACGATAACTCTCAATATAATCATATATCATTGACATAAAGTCATATGAAAGTTTAGATGGTTGGGTGGTTGGCTCCTTACCATCTACTAACTCATTATCAAATAAATTCAATTCTGTGAATTGACGGTAGTCTGGATGTACAGTATTAGTATGATCTGCCTCATTTTCATCAAAGAACTCCACAACCTTATCACACCATTCATCTGGTATTGCATTTTCCCATGTTGAAACAAAAGCCGAATTAGTAGTCGGTTCGATAACCTCAAAATCGTCGGTTGATTCCGTTTCTTCACTTTCTATATTTACACTTTCGTTATTAACTTCAACATCACTCAATTCAACAGTTCCTACTACTTCTTCTTTACTCATAATACTATCTCCACATTTCCAATACGTTTATTATTCCCGACACCAGTATAATTCTGACCGCCAGATTCGTTTGATATATTTGATTGTGCCGAATCCGACACATCATATAATCTCATCTTTGACTTATCAACCCCAACCACAAATCTCTTAGTCATATTTGGATCATTATATCTATTCTTTAATTGTTTAATCATGATTTGATTTAAATCATCCATTTCTTCTGAAGATATTAACGCAAACATCAAATCCGCAGTAGCTGGTAAACCAAAACTTTCTGAAGTATCTTCCAATCCAAAATCAGAAGATACAAACCCCTGTCTATTTACTTGAGTTGCACTAACCAATGGAACATTATATTCAACAGCAAGTCCACGTAATTCCTCAGCTATAGATTTTACATATGTATATGAATTTACATTACTCCCACCCTTTAATCTAGATGAAGTACATATATTCAGATAATCTATAAAAATAACATCAGGTTTAAATGAAATCTTTAACCACAACTCATTCAATAAATGTTTGAAATGATTCGTGGATGCAGAAGCGGTTGGATACTCCTTAATTATCAACTTTCCAGTTATTTTTGATTTTGCCCTATCAATTCTTTTTGTATATATATCTAAAGGTAACTCTGACAACTTCTGTATAGGTGTATCAAGTAAATTAGCATCAATACGTTCTGCAATCTTTTCTTCTGACATCTCTAATGTAATATACAAAACATTAAACCCACTACATATATGACTTGCAGCAAGATCACACATAAATAAAGATTTCCCAACACCAGTACCAGCCATTGCAATATTTAAAGTCTTTCTAGAAAGACCACCTTTAGTTATCTTATTGAACTTATCAATACCAAATGGTATTTTTTCTTCAACTCGATGATAAAATTCCCACCTCTCTTTATAATCATTAACAAAATCATGTCCAACATTATTATCAAAAGATACAGCAAGAGCCTCAGTCAATATCTTTGGTATCTCCCCTTTATCTTTAGTTCCTTTATCATCATCAATTATACCAATAGATTCTAAAATACCATTATATAATGCCCTTTCCTTACACCATTCCTCAGTAGTATCTAACAAATATTCTAAATCTTCTTTAACACAATCACCTAATACATCTATAACATCCTTTGTAGATGTATAAAGAGATTCGACACCATCCATAGAATCAATTCCTATATATAATGAATTTAAACTTGGACGATTATTATATTTTACAATATACTCATCAACCATGTTATATATTAATTTATATCTATCATCACTAAAATATTCACTTTCTATATATGGTATTACTTTCCTACAATATTCATCATTATTTATCAGATTCTTCAATATTGTCAATTCCGTCAGACTCATCTTCACTCTCTTTATTGTCTAAATATTCATATAATAAAAAATTCAAAATCTTACCAACAACTATTTTAAATTCGTCAGATTCATCTAATTGTTCTATGGTATATTCCGAATTACCAACCAACACATTATATTCAAATTGTATATTTAATCTATCCTCAGTTTCTTCGGGTTCAATACTACCATATTTATAAACAACATCTACATATTCCCCCTTAGAAAGTTTAACAGCATAATAATCAAAATTATCGTTTTCTACAACTTCAAATAATTCTTTAAATTCATTTACTACGTCATCAGATAACATAACATTAGCACATTCACTCAATCGTTCATCCATATCACCCCCATCAATCATTAAACAGATAATCAGTATCTGTAATAAGTTTTTTATTACTAGAAATACAATATTTATTACTTAAAAATGTTAAAAATTTATCAGATTGTAATATAGGTTTCCAAAATTCTATATTATTCGTAGTAGACCCCCTAAACTTTTTATCTACAATCTCACCAGTTTCTAAATCAATAAGATTATACCAACCACCGGATCTCTTTATTATACCACAATCCACCGCCATGTCAAGTAACCCAGACCATCTATCCAATCCATCCTCAAAGGAAACATTTATAGGTATCTTCGATTTCTCTTTAACATACCTAGATTTCTCTATATTAATTATAAAATTATAACCCGTCAGATCAGAACCAGTTTTATCTTGTTGTCTACCAACAATCCATATATTATCGGAAGAATAATATGCACCCTTACCACCAGACACCACTTGTTTTGAAAACATTTCTTGTGTGTCATACGTATGATTAATAACAATCATTGGAATGTCATTTAATGTAAGATGTGGTGTAACCATCCTAAATAATGACTTGAATTGTTTTGCCCTTGTCATATCAGCAGCACTCTTCTCTGCATGGGCATCATCTACCTCTTTTTTCGATGCTAAATTACCAACAGAATCTATCATAATAAATATTCTATCATCACGACTGATTTCCTTCACTTGTTTCATAATATCAAATTTAAGTTCCTCTAAATCTGTAACAGGAACATGCAACACTCTACTCGTATCAATCTCAAATGTATCAAAATATGATTGCGGTGTACCAAATTCGCTGTCATAAAATATACATATAGACTCTTCATACTTATCCATATAAGATTTCATACATAATAAACCAAATGCCGTCTTAAAATGTTTTGATGGTCCAGCAATCATAGTTAACCC